AAATGGAATAATGAGATAGATAGGAAAAACGTAGTATTTGAATTTAAAAAGAAAAAGCATGACCCAACAAGAATATAGAAAAACAAAAAAAGGATTCTTAGTTAAATTGTATGATAACATGTCTCAGAGAGTAAAGGGGAATCAACCTTTGAAATCTCATATATACAAAGACAAGTCAATATTATCTAAGGAAGAATTTTATTCTTGGGCAAATTCTTTTGAATTTAATGAAATGTTCTCTAAATGGGAGGAATCTAATTATGATAGAAAACTCACACCTACTGTTGATAGAATTGACTCTTCTAATGGTTATGTTATTGGGAATATCCAATGGCTAACTCATTCTGAAAACAGCAGAAGAAGTTCTGAATACAGAAGAGAGATACTATTAAACACTTATACTGGTGTTTTTTACGATGGATTTGAAGAGGCAGGTAGCTCTGTAGGATCTAATAGAAGCCAATTTAGGCAATGGTTTATTGGATCTAACAAATCTAAAAAGCAAGTTTCTGAAAGATTCGTTAAGGTATAAAAAAAAGAGGCAGCCCGCTCGAATTGACTACCTCTTCCTTTGAATTATAAACCTACCATTTACTTATGGATTACTAATCTAATAATTATTTCTTAAGATTCAAACTTTTCATAAAAAAATATTCATATTGTAACCTTTATTACAAAAGTTTTGTATAATTGGAATGTATTTTATATATTTGAAGACTATAAATACAGATTGAATTATATTAGTAAATTAAAACAATTAAATGATGAAGGAATTAATGAAAAGCTTATCTGATTTTCAGAATGACTGTCCAGTTATTCATAAAGAATCTCAAGGTTATGGGTATACATACTCGTCTCTACCAGCTATTTTTAAAGTTATTAATCCAATCTTAAAAAAACATGACTTAGGGTTTACTCAGTTAATGGATGGAACAGGGATTAGAACTATTATTTTCCACACTAAGACAGGACAGCAATTAGAGTCTTTTGCTGAGATTCCTCAAGACGTACAGTTAAAAGGTATGAATCAGTTTCAGGTAATGGGATCTGCTATTACTTATTACAGAAGATATGCTTTAAGTGCTGCTTTAGGTATTATCACTGATAAAGATGTAGATGCAGCAGGTGAGACTGTAAAGCCTACTGTAGCTAAGAAGAAAAAGAAAGCTACTGCTCAAGTTAAAAGTGCTATGGCAAAAGCAATGGCAGAAGCCAACGATGATAAGAAGAAGCAAGCTATCATTGATAGAATGGAAGACTATGAACTTTCTGAGCAAGATGTTATAGACATTATGAAGGGAGAATGAATAATTGAATTACTAGAAAAGCATGGATATGAAAGAATTTAAAATCCGTTGTTCAGCGATCGGACAGATCATGACTAACAGTAGAAGTAAGACAGAACCATTAAGTAAAACTACTCAAACTTACATGCAAGATTGGATGAAGGAGCAGATTTACGGTGGTAAGAAGTTTACAGGTAATAAATACACAGAAAAAGGATTGCAAGTAGAAGATGAAGCTATCTCATACTTTGAGTGTGAAATGGGATTCGACTTCTTAATTAAAAATACGCAGTCTTTTGAGAATAACTTCTTAACCGGTACTCCTGATTTAATTGTTGGAGACAAGATTATTGACATTAAATCTAGTTGGGATCATTGGACATTCCCTCTGTTTGAAGATAAGTTGCCTACTAAGGATTATTATTGGCAGTTACAAGGGTATATGGCTTTAACTGGTGCAAAAACTGCAACTGTTGCTTATGTGCTTATGGATACTCCAGATGAACTGTTAAATCAATGGACAGATGTTCCTTATGAATATGAAGATTTGGATTCTAAATATAGAATTAAGACATTTGACTTTGATAGGAACGATGAAGATATTGAAAAGATATACGAAAGAGTGGAAGAGTGTAGAGAATACATTAAAACATTAAATTCAAAAGTAAATGAAATTACAAGCATTAGATTTTAACGTAACTGATATAGTTGAGACAGTTATAGACAGCGTTATTAATACTAGAAACACAACATTAGATGTAAAGACTCATATTGCAAAGATGATTCTGTATAGAGACTTTAACATTAATATGTCCTTAGATGCTTTAAAAAGAAGGTTAGTTGACAAAGGAGAATTATAGTAATAGATCTATTTTTATGTGTACCTTTTATTTCTCAATAGACATGAGCACTAAGAGGATAAGATCTATAGTAAAAAGGAAAGCGGAAGGTATAATTGCTAAAGGCATAAATGAAGAAGCCCTTAGTAAAGATTTGTTCGCATTAAAAAGAGCATTAAGGAAGATAGGAGTTGCTTATGAGAATAAGAAATGGAAGCTTGAAAGAGTCGAAATTGTAAAATACCTTTCGGAATCCTTTGTAGATTAGAAATTAATTAATGTTAAATACTCAGCAAGTAACTATTTGCATTTTTATTCGTATATTGTGTTATGAAAAAAGAAATTTGGAAATCAGTTAAGGGATACAAGGGTATTTATGAAGTAAGTAGCCTAGGTAAAGTAAGAAGTAAAGACAGGCTTGTCAACAATAAGTGGGGAGGCAAGCATATGAGAAAGGGTGTTTTACTAAATCAAAAAATTACTAAGAAAGGATATTTTTCAGTATCTTTACAAAAAGATGGTAAAACTAAACATGTATTAGTTCACAGGTTAGTTGCTGAAAAGTTCATTAGAATAAAAAGACCAGATCAAATTTATGTAAACCATAAGGATGGAAATAAATCCAATAATTATGTAAGTAATTTAGAGTGGGTTACAGCAAGTGAGAACACTAAACACGCATGGAATAATGGATTACATGAAAAAACAAGAATAGCAACAAAAAAAAGAAAAGGAGTATGGGAGAATAAATCTATAATGAAAAAAGTGATAAATTATAACACTTTAGAAGAATACGATTCAATTAAAGAAGCTGCTAAAGAAATTAAAATGAAGCCTTCAACGCTTGGATCAAAGTTAAACGGAAGAAGAATAAACAATACTCCGTTTATGTTTTTAGAAGAATATATTAGTAAATTAAAATAATTAGAAAATGAGAATTGGCTCGATCGAATATTACACGCCTCAAGAGTTTGCAGATGCAGCAGGAATTAGCTTAAAATCTGCATACAATTGGATGAACGCAGGCGAAGACTCTAATGGCTACAAGGTGGTTGTTGAGGAGATCTTAAAGAAGAAGATGGTAAACATGAACAAATATAAAGGACAATTAAAAGGTAGGGATTAATTTCCCTACTTTATTTGAAACATTTGACTAAAGTAAAACGTAAACATAACAGAAAATGGAATTAGAAGGATATTTAACAGTAATGCAGTACGCAGAAAGAGAAGGAATTACTAAACAAGCTGTTTACTATAGAATCGAGAAAGGATTAGTAGAAAGCGTAAAGATCGGTAAGATTATTTTAATTAAGGAATAGTATTTTTTTACAAATAAATTTGAAAATAGTAAAACATGGAAAGAGAAGTAAAGTTTCAATTAGACAGTATTTGTTCTTTGGCTGTAAAATTAATAGAGAACGGAACAGGTGGAGGAGATCATAGCCATGGAGGCTTTGTAGATATTACAATAAGAAACGTCTTCGGTGCTGCTTATTTAACTCAAAACGGAGAAGATGTAAAAGAAATAAACTTTGGAGTAAAGGGAGATGATGAAAGAAGGTTATTAATACGAGCGTTAAGCCAAATTATAAAAGAGTTAGAAAGCAATGAATAGTGGATCAGAATACATAATGAAAAAGGACTACGGATCTCATGGATTTATGTTTGTAAGGCAGGAAGGAGATGTTTATACATTAATAAATCTTTCCACTTACGAGGAAATTTATGTAGACGAGAATTTTATTAATAACTTGCAACCTAAAATGAAGAATAACTGGAAAACTAAGTTAAGATACACGCTTAGACAGTGGTTAGAGGAAGAAATGATTGAAGAGGAAGATATGAGGCTCGCATTTAACCTTATCGAAAGAATATGAGTACAGGATGGATTAAAATACATAGAGAGATAATAGATTGGAGATGGGCTTCAGACCCTAATATGGTATCTCTTTTATTACATCTTATAGTTAAAGCTAATCATAAGGATGGATACTGGAAAGATGTTGAAGTAAAAAGAGGTCAGGCAATAGTCGGATTAAAGAAGCTTTCAGAGTCTACAGGTATCCCTTTACAGAGGCTAAGAACGTGTTTAAAGCGTCTTGAAACTTCAGGTGAAATTACAGTAAAATCAACAAACAAATATTCTCTTGTAACCCTTGTAAAATATGAGGATTTTCAGAGTGACAGTGAAGAATCAACATTCAAACAACATTCAACTAACAATCAATCAACAACAAACAAGAATGAAAAGAATAAAAAGAATAATATAGAACTTGATTTATCTGGTTTTGATTCTGAAAAATTAAAGTTGGTTAAAGAATGGATTGAATACAGAAAAGAACGTAAGAAGAAATTAACTCAAAGATCTATTAACCAACTAAAAAAAGATATGGATCAACATTCAGTTGCGAGTTGCGAGCATGTCATAAACAAATCAATATCAAATGGATGGACTGGATTATTTTGGGATAACATACCAAAAGAGAATACTAACGAAGGATTTAAACTAGACCTAAACAACTTATAATGAACGAACAAAAAATAATTGCGAATATACTTAGCAGCCCTAAGAAAAGAAAAGAAGCATTAGAATTATTAAAACCGGAGTATTTTCTAAACAAGTCTGCATCAGATATATTCTATGTATGTCAGAGGATAGATAAAGAGGAGGGATTAAAGAAATACTCAACAGATGTGTTTTTTGAGTTCTCTAGAAACTATGATGTGGACGTAGACATGCTAATGGTATCTACTGCTAAAGATCAACCATCATACGATCCAAAAGAATGGTACGTTGTTTTATCTGTACTAATCGAGAAATACAGAAAGACAAAGATCTCTGAATCCTGTATAGAATTATCAACTCAAATAACAACAGGAGAAATAAATTCTACTAAAGCTATTGAGGCTCTAAAAAAGAAAATTGAAGAAGTATCAATTGAAAGTGCGGAAACTAGTTTAACTGACTCAGGAAAGTTAATAGAGGATGCAATACAGAAGATTAAAGATAGATCAAAGAGCGAAGGGTTATCTGGTTGTGAAACAGGGTTTAATGAGCTTGATGAGCTTTATGATGGGTATCAAAAAGGGGATTTAATGATACTAGCAGGCCGCCCAGCTATGGGTAAGACTGCTATTTCAATACAGAAGGCCGTAAATGTAGTTAGAGAGGGAGGCAGGTCACTAATATTTTCACTAGAAATGCCTAAAGAACAGTTGATGCAGAGGATAGTATCATCAGAGACAGGTATTAAGTTAACCAGTATTAAGAAAGGAGAGTTACATGGATATGAGTGGGATAAAATTGAAAAAGACACTAAATGGCTGTCCTCATCAAACAGATTTTGGATAGACGACAGGTCTGGTATTACAGTAGACCAGATAAGATCGACAGTTAAGAGAGCCAATAAAAAGAAGGATTTAGACTTAGTTGTAATTGATTATCTACAGCTTATAAAGCCCACCACAGCATATAAAGGCAACAGGAATAATGAGATAGAAGAGATAACCAGATCCTTAAAGATATTAGCAAAAGAAGAAGGTATAACAGTTGTTTGTTTGTGTCAACTATCTAGGTCTGTAGAGCAGAGGGACGGAAAAATACCAATGCTATCAGACTTAAGGGATTCAGGAGGTATTGAGCAAGACGCAGATATCGTAGTGTTTGCTTACAGACCTGAGTACTACGACATACTTGAGGACGCAGAAGGTAATTCTACAAAAGGAGTTTTTATGTATTTAATTAAGAAAAATAGAAGTGGGGAGCTGATGAATGTAAAACTTCAATGTGATCTATCTATACAAAAAATATGGGGAGAAGGAAACAATAAAAAGAATGATTTCGTAGAGCCTAGTCCATTCGATTTCCCAAGAAATGAAAAATTAGACTTATAAAAACTTTGTAAAAAGAAATTAATTGATTTACTTAGCCTCATGAACAAGGAACAAATATACTGGATACTTTTCTTTTTTGCTTTTTTCGCAGGAATAGCATTAGGATGGAGACTAGCAAAATACGAGCAAGAGCTTGAGCAAGACAAATTTATGAAAGAAGTTGACAGAATTTTGGATGCGGAAGCAGAAGGAAAGTGGAAAGGCGATGTGATTTTTATACCAATTGAAAAATAGATTATGACAGACCAAGAAAAAGAAGAGATCTTAGCAAGATTACACAGAAAATTAACGGCAGATTCAGTAGAAGCATCAACGCCTATGGAGCTTAAAATGCTTCAAATGGAACATCAGAAGAATGTTGAATTAGTTAATCAAGGAATAAACGTATTCGCAGAAAGACCTGATAATTCTCCTTATAACTGTGAAGGTTGCGGATCCTAGAGTAATAGCCACCGAAAGCAATTTTTTTTAACCTGAGTAATAATAACCAAGCGAGTAGGTGGCTAATTAACCCTTAAAAGAATGAGAAACACATCAAGCAAACTAAAGCAGAACAGAGTTCAGCATTTAGTTGATTTAGAGATAAGATTAATGAAGTATCAAGCAGAAGGCAAGGATGAAAATGTTGAAGAGCTTATACGTCAAGTTAGAAAGGCTCAGATAGGAGCTATTGATAGT